TTATGTTACTAGGGAATCTTATAGACTAGACTTTATAGCTGAAACAGAGTTAGGTAAAAATAAACTTGAAAGCGGTTATGATACATTTAAAGAGTTTTATGAAAAGGATTGGAATAGATTTGTAGAGTATAATATTATTGATACAGTTCTTGTTGATGAGTTAGAAGATAAGATGAAACTTATCGAACTGGCCATTACAATGGCATACGATGCTAAATGTAATTTTAATGATGTATATTCTGCAGTTAGAACTTGGGATAGTTTATTATATAATCACTTATGGGAGAAGAAAATTGTCTTACATCAGGGTGGTGGTAGGAAAGAAAGAACAATCGAAGGAGCCTATGTACAAGAGCCTGTACCAGGTGGTTATGACTGGGTTGCCAGCTTTGATGCTACAAGTCTGTATCCTTCTATACTTATGCAATATAATATGAGTCCAGAAACTCTTGTTCCTAATTTTACTTATGAAGTAAAGGTAGATGATTTGTTAGATAGGTATAAGTTAGACAAGTTAAAAGAAAAGAATTATGCTATGGCAGCTAACGGTACTTGTTATACAAGAGAGAAGCAAGGGTTATTTCCTGAGATAGTACAGAAGTTTTTTAATGATAGATTAAAATATAAAAGACTTATGCACGAGTCACAAAGGAAGTTCCAAGAAACAGGAGCTAAAGTTTATGAGAATGAGGTTAGTAAATATAACAACTTCCAAATGGCAAGAAAAATTCAACTAAACAGTTTATATGGAGCACTGGCCAACCAATACTTTAGATTCTATGATGAGAGACTTGCTGAAGGTATTACAATGACAGGACAATTAGTTATTAGAGATACAGCAAAAGAAATTGACAAGTATGTTAATAAAGTTTGTGGTACAGAAGATGAAACTTATTCTTTTTATAGTGATACTGATTCTTGTTATGTTACATTAGATAACATGGTTCAAAACTTTTTTCCTGACAAAGACAGACAAAAGGTTATTGAGTTAATAGCTAAGGTTGCAGATGAGAAAATAGAACCAGCAATAGATCAAGCAATGCAAAAGTTAGCCAACTATACTAATGCTTTTGAAAAGAAAATAGATTTTAAAAGAGAGATAATAGCAGATAAAGGCATATTTGTAGCCAAGAAACGTTATGCTTTAAATGTATATGATGATGAAGGATTACGTTTAAAGGTTCCTAAATTAAAGGTAATGGGACTAGAGATAGTAAGATCAAGCACTCCTGGCGTAATTAGAGCGTCTCTAAGGGAGGCCGTACGTCTTATACTTACTAGCGATCAAGAAACATTACAAACCTACGTAGCAGACGCCAAAGAGGACTTCCTTAGTAAGACTGCTGAGGAAATTGCATTCCCTAGAGGGTGTAACAATATGAAGAAGTATAGAAGTACAGCAGACATATATGGCAAAGGTACTCCAATTCATGTTAGAGGTGGATTGTTATATAACCACTATTTGAATAAATTTAAATTAGGTTTAAAGTATGAGAAAATACAAGAAGGAGATAAGATTAAGTTTTTATATTTAAAAGAACCTAATCCTTTAAAAGAAAATACAGTAGCATTCGTTACAAAACTACCTAAAGAATTTGGTTTACAAGAATATATTGATTATGATTTAATTTTCCAAAAGGCATTTGTAGATCCTTTGACACATATTCTAAATCCATTAGGTTGGCATACAGAGCCACAAGCAACTTTAGAGGATTTATTTGTAGGAGGACCAATATCATGATCGAGTACGAAAAAGAATTAGTACATAATGCCTTAGGCAGACCATTATGGATTTACAGAGATGATACATTTTATCAACAAAGGATAGCTGGAGCAGGGCCTTATCAACAGAAGAATTTAAAATATTTAAGGGCTTTGGTTCCTAATGCTAGAACAATAGTTGATGTTGGTATGAATATAGGAATGAATACTATTGAATATGCAACTTGGGCTGAAGAAGTAAAATCATTTGAACCTGTTAAACAAACATATGATATGGCACAACTCAACATAGAGTTAGCAAAAGAACAAAAAGAATTCTTAAAAGCCTGGTGGCCTAACGCATCTCTACTACAAAGAGCAGATATAGAAACTCATAATTGTGGCCTAGGGGATAGGCCAGGTTCGTTTGAAATACAAATTAAGAAGAACAATGCAGGATCCAATCATTTAAAAAGAACACATACAAAGAGAGGACCTATAGGCACATCTACAAAACCAAGTGTAGACGAAATACAGACAGTTATAATAAACACATTAGATTCTTATCTTTATAAAAACGTAGACATAATTAAAGTCGACGCAGAAGGCTATGAATACCCTGTGGTATTAGGAGCTGAAGAAACAATAATGAGAGATAAGCCTGTGGTTCAATTAGAAATGATTGAAGGACAACCAGAAAGGTTTGGATATACATTACAAATGATACAAGACTGGTTCCTTGAAAGAGACTTTATTATTACACTTCCAGATGGTACTGAAGTTGATGACGAGTTTACCTATTATAAGAAGAATGTAGAGCGATTTTTCATACATAAGAGTAGATATGAAAAAAGAACATTAGAGGATTTATTCACATGAATTTAGACATTATAGTATATAACATAATATTTGGAGCGATGATTGCAATGCTTGTATGGAATTACATCACATGATATCAAGCAGTGAAATGCAAAGTGCATGGACACAAGACTGGCCATTTAGAGATATTGCTGCTAGGCTTCCTGAACAAGGAAAGTTAATTGAAATAGGACCTTACTTAGGGAAGTCAACAGTTGCATGGGCAGAGGAATTTAAAAAACAAAATAAGCAATGGTCAATACATACGGTAGATATTTTCGCAGGACTTTCAGGAAACTTTTGGCCTGAAAATGTATCCCAAGAGACATTGGATTTCTTAAATACATTAATAATATCAGAGGAAGATCATTTATCTACGTTTAAAAGAAACATAGAAGGTTGGGACAATATAACATGGGAGAAAAAGTTATTTACTAAAGACTATCAACCAAAAGAAGAGTATGATGTGTTATTTTATGATGGATTGCATGAGTATAAAAATTGTATTGAAGCATTAAACTTTTGGAAGGATAAAGTTTCCTGGATGATTATAGATGACTATGGTAGTGAATTCGAAGGAACAGACAGAGCAGTAGATGAAGTAGTAGAACTAGGAGGTTTTGAATTAGAAAAGATGCCTATTGAAATTAAACCAATGGCCATAATAAGAACATGAACAAAGCAATTAAAATAATATTCATATTAAGCTCAATACTAGCATTTGTAAGCTGTGTTGGCGTACTGAGGATTAACCTATAATGGCAGGCTGGGTTATGTTTTGCGTATTAATCCTGGTTAATACTGCAATATATGTTGCTATTGACATGGGTTTTGAAAATGATTTTTGGAGAGAAGATGAAAAGCGAAATCCTTAGTTATCCGTTCAACCCCGCACTTCATCGGGTAAACCTGGACAATAGCTCACAATGGATCTGGCACAATGAGCGTGGTCATTACATTTGGTTTATCAATACGCCAAAGAACGCCACCTCAACGATAAGAAAATACTGGGAAATTCATCCCGAGTTAAAACCTGATGATTCCCAGTACGGAATGCCTGCATTAATGCATGGCAGTTCTTGGCAAGACCAGCCGTATAAGATTTGTGTTATACTCAGAGATCCAGTAGCAAGACATTTGAGTGCAACAGCTATGCTCGTGGAAGAGATTCAACACATATATGGCATAACGGGATTGGATCCCAGTGACTTTCACGATCTTCACACCGTTCGCGATCTTCACATGGTTCCTCAATGGGCATTCGTGCCATTGTGTATGCCACCAATGGATCGGGTTGAAGAACTTATGATGCGTGATAATTTACCCGATGGCCATAAACAATACGATTGGAACGATTTGTATCGGGACGTGATGGCGTCTGGGTTTGAAAATCTAATAAACGAACACTATGATTTCTTTTGGATGTCAGAAGACCCGGAAAAAAACGTGTGGGTTGATATCTGCAAACAGTATGATATGCCCCTAATGCATAAAAAAGAAAATGTCAATTACAAGCCTGATGGCAGTTCAAGGAAAGATAAACCAATAAAGAATTTAAGTAAAATGATCACTTCTGTACACTCTGCATATGCTTGTGACTATGATTTTCACCATAGAGTAAGCGGCAGTGGTGCACCCGGTCATGGGTACAGAAACACATACCTGGAGAAAAGATGAGACACGGAAAGAATAGTGTACTAGGACGAAAGGCCAGAAGAGAAGGAGCTTTAGAAAGATTAAAAGCTTCCAAATTTACTGCTAAAAAGATGAAAAACGGCAAAGACAGAAATGAAGATAACTGGCAAAAGAAAAAAGACGAGCAAATTGAAATACTTGAACAAAGGATAAAACATGACTAAAGTGGCAATAGTCGGATACGGTTTTGTAGGTAAAGCTACAGAATATTTCTTAACCCACCATAGGTACCGCCTCTTCGATATAGAAATACAAGATCCTCCTTTAGGTAAAAAGATAAAGGATTGGAAAGGTATAGAGTATGCTATTATATGTGTTCCTACTCCATTAAAAGGAAGTAAAAGAGCACAAAGAAGAAGGTTAGATACTGATATAGTAGATGAAGTATGTAAAAAGGTTTACCGTAAAGTAAATAGAATTGTTATAAGGAGTACAATTGGCCCAGATCAAACAGCACAATACACTAAAAATTATGGAGCTATTATATGGCCAGAGTTTTTAAGAGAGAAACATTGGAAAGAAGATGTTGATAATCCAAAGTTACCTATGGTAATGGGAGGCTACTTGATGGAACATTTTGTAGAGCGTATGGAATGCCATAAAGAGATTATCACTTGTACACCAGAAGAGGCAGCAATGATAAAGGTAGCAAGAAACGCTGCACTTGCTGTAAAAGTAGATTTAGCAAATGAATTTAAAAATATATGTGATGCTTGGGATATGGATTATAATGTTATAGCGAAGTTTTTTAGTGAAGATCCCAATTTAGGAAAGACTCATTGGGACGTTCCAGGACCAGACGGAAAGGTAGGATTTGGTGGTACTTGCTTACCAAAAGATTTGACACACGCTTCTAGCCTGTGCTATAATAGTGATAATATTTTAAAAGTTGCGGCCGCCGCAAATAAAAGAAGGAGAGGTAATGAACCTAATAGAAAAATTAAAGAAAAACACAACGATTAATCATTCTGAAATCTTAACAGATTCGAAGTTTTTTAATGAACAAGATGTGATAACAACATCTGTACCAGCAGTTAATGTTGCGTTGAGTGGAAAACTAGGTGGAGGACTGACAACAGGATTAACTGTATTTGCAGGCCCAAGTAAACATTTTAAAACAGCATTTGGCATGTTATTGGCTAAAGCATTTTTAGACAAGTATAAAGATGGTGTTATTTTGTTTTATGATAGTGAGTTTGGAGCACCACAAGCATATTTTGATACCTTTGGCATAGATACAGATAGAGTAGTACACAGCCCAATATCAGATATAGAACAATTAAAGCATGATGCTATGCAACAGTTACAAGGACTAGAAAGAGATGATCATATAATGATTATTGTTGATAGTGTGGGTAACTTGGCAAGTAAAAAAGAAGTAGAAGACGCCTTAGAGGGTAAGTCAGTAGCAGATATGACAAGAGCTAAACAAATGAAATCGCTGTTTAGAATGATTACGCCACATTTAACTATTAAAGATATACCCGCAATTGTCGTTAATCACACATATAAAGAAATAGGATTGTTTCCTAAAGACGTTGTAAGTGGTGGAACAGGTATATATTACTCAGCAGACAACATCTATATTATAGGTAGAAGGCAAACAAAAACAGGAACAGAAGTTACAGGCTATGAATTTGTAATAAATGTAGAGAAGTCTAGATTTGTTAGAGAGAAATCTAAGATAATTGTACAGGTTTCCTGGGACGCAGGCATTAGTCCTTGGTCTGGTTTATTAGAAATGGGATTAGAATCTGGATATGTTGTTAAACCTAGTATTGGTTGGTATCAGAGACAAGATCCTAAAACAGGAGTCCTTTCTGGAGATGGAAAGAGAAGACTCAAGGCCTTAGATAAGGAGTTTTGGATACCTATTTTAGAAGACTATGGCTTTAATGAATGGGTAGAGAATAGGTACAGAATGGGAGCTGGAAACATACAAGCAGAATTTACAGACGAAGATATTGAGCAAGAATACGAAAAAGTGTGATAGGTGTGAGAAGGACCTAGATTTAGACGAAGACAAAGCATATTGTTTCCATGGTGATGGTGGAGATGAGACATATATCTGTGCACCTTGTGTGGCCGAGGTATATAATGAGTATGTAAAGGAAATAGATGAAGGACAGAATTGAACAAGTAATATTAGAAAACCTAATATATTCTGAGGAGTACGTTAGGAAGGTTATTCCTTTTCTGAAAGCTCAATACTTTATGAATAATGAAGACCAGAGAGTCTTTACAATTATTCGTGACTTTGTAGAAAAGTATAATAATCCACCAAACATTCAGGCAGTAATTCTCAGCATAAAAGAAGATAAAACTTTAAACGAAGAAGGTGAGAGAAGGTGTTTAGAATTATTAAACTCTTTAACAGAAGATAGGCCTGATAAGAAATGGCTAATAGATGAAACAGAAAAGTTCTGTAAGGATAAAGCATTATACTTGGGTGTTATGGATAGTATCCAAATACTTGATGGAAAGAATCAAGAACAGGGAAGAGATGCGTTACCACAGATATTATCAGACGCACTTGCAGTAGGGTTTGATACAAATATAGGACATGATTTTATAGAAGACGCAGACAAACGTTATGATTTTTATCATAGACTAGAAGAGAAAGTAGAGTTTGATTTAGATATGTTTAATAGAATAACAGAAGGCGGGTTATCTAATAAAACATTAAACATATTATTAGCAGGCACGGGTGTAGGTAAATCACTTTTTATGTGCCATATGGCGTCTAGTTGCATCGCAAAAGGCAAAAATGTGTTGTATATTACCCTAGAAATGGCAGAAGAAAGAATTGCTGAACGTATAGACGCTAATTTAATGAACTTGCCTATTATGGAGCTAAAAGACCTATCCAAGGCTATGTAT